GAAGGTCAATGGCCGCGATAAGGAACAAGCCATATCGGGGCTGCTTGGCATGTTCTTCACGCTAGAGGAAGGAAGCTGGCATCACAAGCGATGCGATAGGGAGATAGCCCACTATCACCAGCAATTGGAAGCCGCTTCCAAGGCTGGAAAAGCATCAGCCGCTAAACGAGCGTTGAACAAGCGTTCAACGGACGTTCAACAGCCGTTCAACGACCGTTCAACGACTGTGCAACCAACCAATAACCAACAACCAATAACCAATAACCAACAACCAAATATAAAGCAACGCTCGGCAAGCTCGCTTCGTCCTAGTGACGTTAGCGAATCTGTTTGGGATGACTTTCTTGCTATCAGAAAGGCCAAGAAGTCACCGCTTACCGAAACTGCGCTGAAAGGTATTAGGCGAGAGGCTGGACTTGCAAACCTAACGCTTGAGAAGGCTTTGCAAATGTGCTGCGCTAGGGGTTGGCAAGGATTCAAGGCTGATTGGGTTACAGACGATCTTAAGAAGGAAGATCACTATAAGCAATCCTTAGACATTATCTTTGGCAGAAACAGGCATGAGAAGGACATCACGCCTAACAATCTACTGGAGGGCTAAGGCATGGACATACAAGTTATCGAGGCAATCTTCAAGAAACTTTCCATGACTTACGGCAAGGCCTTCTTAGACCAGTACCGAGACATGAACATGCAAGAGGTTATGGAGAACTGGGCTCACGAGCTATCTGGATTCTCTACAAGCCCTCATGCCGTGTCTTACGCGATGGAGTGTTTGCCAGCAGATAAGCCTCCGAATGTATTGCAATTCAGGTCTTTATGCAGACAGGCTCCTCCTCCGTTTTATCAGCGACTAGAAATGACAATAGATAAGACTAAAGGACTAGAGCAGGTTGCAAAACTCAAGCAAATAATTAGACCTCGCAATTTAGAAGGGGAATTTTGATGACAGACAAAGAAAAAGCCTATGCACTGCTTAGAAAGCTAGCAGACGAAACAACGTATGTGATGGTGCATCCTAACGAGCTAAGAATTCTTCTTGATGATCTTGACCATATGAGGCTTAGGGTAAGGATTGCTAGAGAAGAACTTAGCGACGCTTGGCAACTTTACAGAGGGGATATGGCATGAGCGAAAACAAAAACGCAAAGACACCAACGGACGACGGACAAGTAGCGCATGTTTACCTGTTTGATAAAACGGGTAGGCCGATGGTCGCATGGGACAACGCTAAAGATATAAAGCTAGGTGACAAACTTTATGCTGCACCAAAGCGTGAATGGGTTGGTCTGACCGCAGATGAAATCTGGAAATGCAACAAAGCAAAGAGTGGCAGTGCTGTGGAGTTTCACATTTGCTATGCACATCAGAACGTGGAGGATTTTGCGGAAGCTATCGAAGCCAAACTAAAGGAGAAGAATCATGGATAGAGAAAAAAAGTTAACAGTCATCCCATCGTCCGATCAAAAAGCTATGGGGATTGATTTGATGAACGACATAAGAGCTTTGGTTAACTCTCCTAAGTACGACCACATGACCGTTGCAACCGTGATCGGTGTACTTGAAATGACCAAACTACATTATTGGAATGTAAACCTATGAACAGAGAAGACATCATCCGCATGGCGCGGGCGGCTGGGCTTGCTGATTCCAACGGGGTTGTTCATGCTTTTTATCAGCTTGAATACTTTGCATATCTTGTTGCCGAGCATGAGCGCGAAGCTATATGGAACTTGCTGTTTGAGTACGCAGGTAGAGATGATTTATCTGATTCAGATCAATCGCTGCTTAAACATTTATTAGATCTCATCGCAGCAAGGTGGCAAGAATGGAGTAACAAAGAAGGAGAAGAATCATGGATAGAGAAGAAATAATCCGCATGGCGCGGGAGGCCAACATTAAACAGGCGATTGAAACTCCGCACCTACTTATGGTGCATGAGCTTGAACGCTTCGCCGCCCTTGTCGCTGCTGCCGAGCGTGAGGCGTGTGCGAAGGTGTGCCTTGAAGAAGCACCAAGTCTTGATGGGCAGTTGTGCGCCGCCGCCATCAGAGCAAGGGGTGAGCAATGAGCAGAGAAGCTATTGAAGAAGCGATAGAGGTGCTGGAGGATGCAAGCGCAGAGATGCTGATGGAAACAGGCGATAAAAATTACTACATCGAAGCCATTGCCGTTTTACGCCAAGCACTTGTCGATGCCGACGACACATCACAAGAACGTGTTGATGAAATCGTAAAAGATGAACATGAGCCGGTGGCGTGGGCCAATTCATTCGACCTGCAAAACTTTGACATGAAAGTGCGGACAGGTCCTGACCTGCACCACACAGTGCCCCTCTACACCGCACCACCAGCACGTGAATGGGTTGGGCTGACGGATGAGGAGATTGACATACTGTCGTGCGAGATGGTTAAAGGTGATAAATCAGTCAACTGGCTATGCAAAGTCCTTGAAGCCAAGCTGCGGGAGAAGAACGGCGGTGAATATAGTAATGGGGCTACGACTGAAAGAACTAAGCTAAATCAGGAGAACATATGAGTGGCGATCACAATATGAAAGATTCTTTTGAATGCCCAAGGTGCGGACATTGTTGCGATGAATGGGAGGTTCAAGACAACGTAAACCATCCTAAGCACTACACATCACATCCGTCTGGCGTAGAGTGCATCGAGATCACGGAGCATATGAACTTCAACCTCGGGAATGCTACGAAATACGTTTGGAGAGCGAGTCTAAAAGGTAAAGAGGTTGAAGATCTCAAGAAGGCTATTTGGTACTTAGAAAGAGAGATAGCGAGGATAGGATGACTGACGAGCAAAAGAAGATTCTGACTTACCTGAAAAAGCGTAAGACACCTGCTGACCTAAAGTCAGTGAGGCTACAGACAAAGATCGACAAGCAAACGACTGTGAATTGTCTAAACGCTTTGCTTAAAAAAGGTTGTATAAAGACATCGTTTAGGATAGATCCGTTTACCAAGGAACGTGTTTGGGAGTGGGTAAAAGACGAATATGAGGTCAAGAAGGTATCCAGGCCGAAGAAGAAGTTCAAGCCTGTCTTATCGAAACCTAAGCAGGAAGAAGGCGTAGACATCAGTTTTTTTAATAATCCGTTCAATCTGAGGGTCGCATGAACTTACACGAAGCAGCAGCCATGAGTGCCGCACAAGACATCATTGAGCAAGCACAGTCAACAAGTGCGCTAGAGCAACGAGCACTAGCAATTGTCAATCTGTCTGTAGAGCTACACAGGAAAGCAATAGACCTAAGACTGCAAGCAGAAGAGATTCTCAAAGAAATAAGGTATGGGTTAAAATGAAAGTTGGCTCCTTCCCCTCTTTTGCCCGACTGTGTGTTGGGCATTTTTTTGTATGAAAGCAGCGGTTTACACGGCGATCTTTGGCGACTATGACCCACTGCACTATGCGGTCAGGCAAAGCGTTCCTACGGCGTTCTACGCGATCCTAGACGGTGCTAGAGAGCCACAGGGATGGCAGCAAGTCATCACAAGCAGACGTTTCTCAGATCCGCGCATGGATGCTAAGTGGTTCAAGGTATTCCCAGATAAGTTGGAGTTCGCTGAGGACTATGTGATTTGGGTAGACGGGTCGATAAGGATCACGAGTCAAGAGTTTGTGGCTTACATGATTGAGCAGGCCGGAGATACGATGGCAGCATTTCATCACCCCTGGCGGACTTGTATCTACCAGGAGGCCGGAGAGTGTTGGGACATGCTCAAGTATCGAGATCAGCCTATTCTTGCTCAAGTCGAGCACTATCGGGAACAGGGCTGGCCGGAGGACTCAGGTCTGATTGCTGGCGGGGTTCTGTGTTGGAAGCGGAGTTACATCAATCCCCAGGCTAACCAGGATTGGTGGATCGAAATGATGAAGTGGACGCTCCAGGATCAACTGTCATTCCCGATCATCGCAGACAAACACGGGTTAGAGGTCAATGTTTGTACAGAAAACCTCATGGATAACAAATACTTTCAGGTGGTAGCCCACCATAGGATGGCGGAGTATGAAAAAAGTTCCGATTTTGATTTGTACGGTAGGGAGTCCAAGTCTTGAAATCACGTTGTCGAGCATCCGTCTTTACGCCAAAGAAGCGCCTATTTATTTGTCGAGTCGGGCCGAGACAATGGACGAACGAATTTATAGATGGGTACTCAACTCGGCGGGTAACTTTGGGGATGCCTACAACCGGATCATGGACGATGCTTTCCAATACCACGATGCAGTCATCATTGCCAACGACGACATCTGCCTGACTCCAGACTCCTACAGACTTCTACTTGAGGATGCCGAGCATCTTGAGAAGGCAGGGCATAAGATCGGTGTTTTAGGTGCGAGGTCGGATTACATCTTAGAGGCGCAGAATATCCGTTTCGAGGGTGGGGCTAGAAATGGGTTAAAGTGGGCTGAAGAACAGACAATCAAAGAGACGGGCGTGATTGCGCCGATCTTTGCTTACGTGACGAAGGCAGCCTTCCAAGCGGTCAG